TCACCTGTTCCAATACCAAAGAAGAACAGGAAAAAGTTAGACTATCGTAGGTGAAATTCCTACTATTGATTTTACACTTTTTTTATTTTTTTGCTCTGAAAATGGGCGTTTTAAATGAGAAAAGGTGTAAAACCCGGGACCGATATTAAATTAAATTTTATTTATCCAAGTATTAATATTAATGTTTTATTTAGAGAAAGTCAAAAAAGTCTAGAAAGTCTAGTCAAAAAAAATAAAAAAATTGATAGATTGTGAGTTTAAATTATAATAAATAATAAAACAAATCAGCTATTATTTATTAATATGGGACAACGATGTTCAAAACGTAGACGGAATTCTAAAAAATCGTCCGCGTTAATTGTGCCTATTAATTTAAGGAAGAATATTTTACACGATCGAACTAAAATAAAAGAGAACAATCTGGATAAGAATCCATTCATAGTTGATGAAGAGAAGATATTGATAAAAATTTATCACAGTTATGCATCATAATAAGGATTATCGTGAATATTCATACCACAGTATTCCTTATTTTCTTTTTTATAATCAACAGGGTTATGTATTCCTGCCTCTTTCGCGTTTTCTAATAAATATTTGAAATTATCCCAGAATTCACTCTTATGTCCAATAGATTTAGTCATAATATGCGCAAGTTCATGAATCGCTACAAACATAAGTGTGCTTTCATCAATTAAATTATCATTTTCTTTCTTCTTACGATTTAAACAAAACGCTAATTTCTCGCCCTTATTCTCGCTATATGCAGTATATTCACTAGTAGGAAGAGTTTCAACTACACGCTGTGGGTTGTATCCAGCGACTAACCGTTTTACGCGCTCTTCATCGTGATGTTTTTTATCCATATATTTTACGAGTTGTTTGCATTTGTCGGTTACGGATGCTAAAAGGTCCGCAGCGGCTTGTAATTTTTCACGTTCACGTACACAATATTTATTTCCATCTACATTCGATACAATACATTTTAATTGAAAATCATCTGAGTTTCTAAAGTACATAACTATGGATACGACAAGAACAAACCCAATTAGAAAATATCCTAAAACATCGTATTTATCCATGACTATATAAATACGGTGTATTTTATTATTTTAGTTAAAAAACTATTTTCTTGGTAACGTTATTCAAGCCAATTACTTATCCTTCTCATCCTTTGGTTTCATTCCCTCCTTGCGGATATGGGGGACAGATAAGGACAAAGAAGCGCGCCAGACAAATCCAGCGGTAAAGTATAAGAGAAGACCGAAAACTACAGCATGGACACCAGCAACTGTAAGTTTGCTGCCATTAGATGGTAAACGTAAAAGAACACCAGGAGAGAGAACGAAGAATAAAATAGCGGAATAAACAGCGACAGCCCAATTCATTTTATATATAACGAATAGAAAAAATATGAATTCCCTAAATAATAAAACACATTTTATTATTTATTTACTAAACCTGCTTATTTGGGTAAATTGCCAAGTTCTAATGGAACACGCCCATAGTCAGGCTCAATCGTACTTTGATTCCATGGGCCAATATCTGACTTAGGAATTACGGGATCAGAGCGTAATTGAAGGTTAGGGTTACGAAGTGTTTGGCCAATTGTATCAAGTCCAATATGGTAACCAGCCTGTAAGAGATCAGGCATTAAAATATCACCGCTGTTCATAGAGGTAGGATTCAAGGCAGACCAATTGCTGTTAGCATCCTTAGGTAATAAATCAGAAGGATTAGCTACAGATTGGGGAGAATATCCCGCAGCAGCTGGGGCGGCTGAGGGTTTAGTAGCAGAGGGAGCAGAAACAACAGGAGCAGAAGCAGAAGGGGCAGTAGCACCAACATCCATATTATCATAAAGATTTAACTTCGAACCGGAGTAGGAAAAAAGAGCCCAAGCAAGAACCAAAAATATAATCAATACTAAAATTCTATCCTTTGTGAAAAATTTGGAAAACCCGCTAATGATTTCTTTGAACATGCTGTTATATATAAACGGATGATAAAAATATTTGTGTAATTTCAAATTAAAATTTGCTAAATACCTAGAAGACTTTTATTATTCATCTAAAGAATTTTCTTCATCTATTTCTAAATCACTATCATCACTTTCTTCAATATCATCCAACATATATGTATTCTTTATACGTTTAGCTTCTAAATAAGATGAAAGTGCTAAATCTCTCGCAATTTTTGCTTTTCGCCTAGCCTCTCTATACATTTCATAATAAACGTCGTTTCTCTTTTTTAATTGCATAGGTTCTTTATCTTTTAATTCTTCTAAAGGAAAGTCTATTTCTTCCATACCATTATACATAGGCATTTCCTCTATATCAACTCCTTCAGGAAGATAAGGTTCGTTATCATTTTTGCTTTTATTCTCTTCTGATTCTATCAAAGTTTCATTTTCTTCAAGTGCAACTGGTTCATCAACTTCTACTGAGGATTCTATAACAATTTCTGTTTCCGTTATCATTTCTGGTGTAACTATATCGGTTTCATTTTGAGTTTCAAGTAATTTATTAGTGATTGTAGGTTCAGTTATTTCATTAGTATAGGCTTCCTTAGAAGCCGTCGTAGAATGGTTTGTTTTAATAATACATTTTTCAAATAAGTTATTTTGTTGAACAACCATCATTTGTTTCAAATCAATTTCGATTTGAAAACTACGACTTGAGCATTTAATACCCTGAATTTCTACAATTGTTAATACATTTGTATTTTCAGAAATCGTATCTATATCAACTTCATTCTCATTTTCATCATAGATCTTAAGAGATGGTTTATTTAAAATTGCATTTATATTAGCATTTACACGTACAATATAATATTTACCAGATTTATATATCTTTAAGGTAGAGGTGAAATAATTTTCGATATCATGCAACTCCATGTTACCGTCAAACCATTTCTCTCTATTTTTAAAAATGAATTGCTGGCAATAAATCTCTAAATTTTCCATCCAACGAATAAAGTTTTCATTTTCATTTGTAAACATCAAATCACAAGAATAACGCTTATTCACTTTTGTAAATCCTTGTTTTGTTTTACATTTAGGTGGTTGGATATAAAGAGGATTTTTATTTACTAAAAATCTTATAAAATAATTGCCACCGGAAATTAATGTAGGAGTAGTTAACATTAAATTGTTGAAATCAAAAGAGTCATTCGTATCAAAGATCTCCATACTATCTTATATTTTGTAAATAAAAATCTTGTGTTTTTTATACGAATGATATGATTATATTAAAATTTAGGGAAGTAAAACATGTATTTCCCTAAATACGTTCAGCGCAAAACAATAATGTATAAGATTTTTGTAGTTATGATATGAAAAGTATTCGGGATTCATGTATTGAATTTTTTCAAAATGAAGATATTCGAAAGGATGTGAAGGAAATAATGAAACCACTAGCAAATATAGTTTATAATGAAATTTATTTATATTTGTGGCTAATCTGTTTTTATAATTTGTTTTTATTTTTTATTGTTTTAGCAATTTTAGTAATGTTGCTAAGATTATCCATCCAATCAAGAACATTTAGTACAAACATTTCATAATGAAAATAATATATGTAAATTATATATAATGGGAAAAAGACATTCAAAGAAAAGAACTAGTCGTCGTTCTAAGATAGTAATAAATGGAGGAGATGGAGGAGCTACTGGCTGGGCACAATCTGTTTATGGTGGAATTGGGCAACAACACCAAGTTGCTGGAAATAATCATGAAATTGCTATGAATCCCCAAACTGGTGGTGCCAATTTGCCATTATCTCCAAGTGAAGTTGGAGGTAGTGCAGGTTCGGACATCGTTGCTGCTCCTACAACTGCTAATGTTCCAGTATCAGTAGGTGGCGGCATTATTACAGATGTAGCTGTTCCTGCTGTTCTCTTATATGCTAGAGATTCTATTCGTAAGAGAAACGTTATTGGCTTCCCCAAGATCTCTATGAAAAAGTCTAGACGTCACCGACGCAGCTACCGTAAAACACGCCGTTAATTTGATACTATATTTGTAAATATCTATATTTACAAATATTTATGACCAATCTACACACAATAATATACAAGATTTTGATCCATCATTATTTACTAAGGATAATCCGATTTTACTGTCCACGAATAACTCCTGTAAATTCGTAACTAACATTTGAAAATACTCTTCGTTATAATCGTAACACTTTCTAGTATATATTTTTTTTCCTAGTTTATTCTCCTCTAATACTCCGGTAATAATAGATTTTCGTTCTTCCTCAAATAATTTAGCTAAGCGTATTTTTTCTGCTTCAATATGTTCAAAATACATATTTTGTAAATCCGCTTTTGTAATATTCATATTGTATTAAATTAGTCAAAATTTGTTTATATTATTTTTTAATTTTGTAAATATAAATTAATGGCAGATAATGAAATTGTGAATATTCCAAAAACCCAATTCATAGAAGATGTTAAAAAGTGGGTTTTAATAGATAGTCAATTAAAAATTGTAAATGAGAAAACGAGAAAAATGCGAGAGTTAAGGCATGAACTATCAGATAGAATATGTAAATACACAGAAGAAAATAAGATACCTGAGAATAAAATAAAATTAAGTGACGGAGAACTTCGTATATATGATAAGAAAGAATATTCACCATTAACATTCGGATACATAGAAAAAACATTAAGTAATATTATTTCAAACAAAGAACAAGTAGATTATATTGTAAAATATTTAAAAGAAAATCGTGAAATCAATACTTCACCAGATATAAAGAGAAGTTGTAATAATTAAATCGAAGCTAATTATATAATATGGAAAAATTAATAGAACCAGTTATAACAAATTATGAATTTATAAAGGATATGAATAGTGATATAGTAAGTGCAGTTTATCCCATGCGAGAACATTTAAAAAAGGAAAATAATAAAATGAGCATTTTAGGAGGTTCTCCTGTAATTGAAATTCAAACTGGTATGACTCGGTTTGATGAATTAGGAATACCAGTAGGTTTATATTTAGAATCACGCCAAATTTCTTTCCAAGATAAAGAGACAATCAAAGAAATAAATAATAGAATAATTGATGATACACTTTTTGAAAAATTATTAGGTTCGGTTTCATCTGTAAAACCATATTCTGGTACGCGAAAAAATTATCAATACAAAAAGTCACAAACAAAGAAAAATGAACGAGACAAGTAATAAGTAAGTTTATTATATTTTGACATGTAAAATATAATAATTTTTCAGACTAATATTCTGACCATGCGTTTTTGTTATAGGAGTTAATTACCAACATTTTATCAGCGTTGTCTTTCCAAAATTGAACCTTTTTATCTAGTTCAGTTTCTGCTTCAGTTTTTGGTAAAATGGAATTTTGCTGCATTTTCATTCTATCTAAGTCAGCATCTGATGGTTTTGGTTTTTTGCCATAACAGTTTACACCAAATTTAATATAGGGGTTTGCAAAGTATCCTCCATTTACACCTGGACGTCCACAATCATTTTTATGCTTTGGATTTTTTTGTAACTTTTCCCAAGTTGCTTTTTGTGTAGGGAAAAACGCCATTTGTCCATCGGACCATCCATAATTACACCATTCTCCACCACTTTTATAGGCTTCTTCAATTTGATCATAAGTAGCTAATGCCGCACCATAGGATGAACAAATGGCTTGTGCATCATCATATGTATACAGATTATTGGATATATTAAACACTTCGCTTTGTTGGACGGGCTTAGCTAAAACCACATTTCCAATTATTGAATTAGTTGCGACACTACTAGCTGCAATTACATTACCAGTAAAAACATTACCTTGTATAGGAAGAGTTCCTTTATCTGGTAAAGACGACCAATCAAAAAAATCTGATATTAAATCCATAAGAGAAACGCCAAGAACATATTTAAAAAAATCTGTAAAAATGATGATTACGAAAAATATCCATGCAATAGATTCGATAAGTGAAAATATAATTGGTTTTGTTTCACTAGACATAGGAATACGAAATAAATAAACAACAATATAAAATGCAATTAAGAAAAGCATTACAGAAAAAATAGAAAATGGCTCATTAATAAAATTAGATGTAGAACTTACTGTGTTTTGTAAAATCATTTGTTTTTGATAATCATTATAAGTAGCAAAAGTTGAAATTATGATAACCAGTAAACAAAATAATGAAATTATATCAATTGTACGGCTCAATCGTAATTGATAATTTGATACATCTTCGTTTTTATTAAATACAAATCCTAAAATAAAATATGCAACAAAGTAAATTGCTAAAAACCATAATAACATTACTATATTTGATTTATTAAAAATACTATAAAATACCCCCTCGTATGTATTCTTATCATCTTCTACCCTATATGTAGTAGAGCTATTTGTATTTGTCGCATTTGTATTTATAGTTCCGTTAATATTATAATTCGGTGGAATAGAATTTGTAGGACTATTATGTTGTTGATTATTATTATTATTAACATTTGTATTATCAGTTACTACAAGTTGTTTTTGTTGATCTGCGTAAATAGTTGCTTTATCTGTATATTCCTCAATCATAATATATTATAGTAAGTTATTTTTTTTGCGATAAAATAAACAGTATGCCATAGGAGTAATAATCGATTCTGGGCGTTCCACAAATTCTATATTTCTATCATTACAGTGATGCCATTGATTTTCTGAATTTCTTATATATGCTGTATAATGTCCACCCATTACACCTCCCATATGATTACATATTCCATAAAGATCATAAATGTATGTGTCTTTATTGTATCCACAAACATACTTAGATAGATTTAAGTTTTCTAAAGGAAACTCGATAAGTGAATTTAGCTTTTGTTGTCCATCTGGACTAAATCGTTTTAAAGTAATCACAAGTATTTTCGGAAAATTCCAGAAAGATAATTGCTTCTTAATATCTTCTTTAAAACCGGTTTTTTCATTAAACCATGCATTTTCACCTTCTAAAATTTCGGGTTTTGTATAAATATCAATACAATCATATAAATTTTTAGCTAACCGATTTGTCTCTAATACTGGTAAATCTAATATGAAAAAGTTTTCAGGTTTTATTACATGTTTTATGCTATCATCTTTTGAAATGATTTCAGAAACATAAATACCATAAAACATATCCATGATTTCTGAGTATTCCTTAGAATAAGTTTGTTTCAACATATCATAACATTTAATAGCTACTAGATCTGTATTATTTTCTGGATCTCCAGATATTTTTATATTTATACTTCTAGAGATACTATTATGTACACAATCAATAAAAAATAATAAAAATTCAGGCATATCGTTTTGTGCCCATCCCGTAAAAATATCTCTACCTTTCATATTAGCTATTTTATGAACATTATGTACAAAACGGTTTGGGCTTACTATTCCATTCCCACTCCACATAACCTTTCTTAAATCGTCCCATTCAATTAAAATACTAGAATCTGGTAAATTATCTTTAATTTTATATTTATCAGAATCTAAAAATGAATTTAACTCATACGTATGATTTAATACTTGCATACATGCATTTAAAAAACAAGTATTACCCAAATTCTCTAATCCTATTTTACCTTTATCTTTATATTTCGATAAATCCATAATTTTATTTATTAATTAAATATATATAGACGTTTATCTTTATATTATTCAGACAAAATGGATAATGCTTTTAATGAAATAAATGATATACATGATGATTTGCAAAGATTATTACAAGAAATAAATAGATTGCGCACAAACAATAGAAATACAAATACAAGGAATAGACGTCAAACAGATAATTCTGATATGGTAACGTTTCTTAGAGAATTATTAATTTCTTATCATTCAAATATTACAACATATCAAGATAATATGAGATTTATGCTGCAAATTTTATTAGCATTATTAAACGAAAGACAAACTCCGAATACAAATAGATCAAATTTAAATAATAGAAGACCAGCTTATGATTTTATTTATTATCCGTATCTAAATTTAAATCGAGATTGGTTGGGTAGAAACACAGTTCCACTTACAAGTTTTAATGAAAATGTAATAGTTGCACCAACTACTGAACAAATAAATTCTGCGACATTACAATATAATTATTCATCGGAAACAAATACGCAGAATACGAATTGTCCAATTACTTTGGATGAATTTCAAGAAGGTGAACAAGTTACTAGAATAGAACACTGTGGTCATACATTTCGAAGAGATGCAATCCAGAATTGGTTTCAAAGAAATGTACGTTGTCCAGTATGTAGATATGATATTAGAGAATCTTCACAACAAGAACCATTACCACAAACAAATCAAAGAAGAAGATCACGGAGAACCCAAGATTATTCATTAAACGAACAGGATATATATAATTCACTTCGGTCTTCTATTACAAATAGTTTATCTTATATTATAAATGAATATTATTCAACTACAGATGCGTCTCAAAATCTTGTATACACATTTGAATTTCCTATATACACAGATTTGTCTAATAATCCTTTTCGTAGCACTACAAATTAATAAAACAGAAAAAACATATATAAAAGTATCCAAATAAAAATATTCTATATGGACCAAAAAGTAAGGGTAAATGTATACATAGAAATTGAAAAGGATAGTAATATGAAGTATGAGCTTAATAAGGAAACAGTTCAATTAGAATTAGATCGCGTTTTACCCTATCCTTATTATTACCCTTATAGTTATGGATTTATAACCCATACACTAGCGATGGATGATGATGAATTAGATGCGCTTATAATAACTGATAAGAAAATAGAAAAGGATAATTTCTATTTTGTTTACATTATAGGATTATTAGATATGAGTGATGAGAAAGGTAAAGATGAAAAAGTTCTCTGTGTATTGGAAGAAGATTATGATTCTATAAATGATTTATGTGATTTATCGGATGAAATTAAAAATAATATTCACTGGTTCTTTTCCAATTATAAATCAAAGACACCAGGTAAATGGTCAAAAGTAGATGGGTTTAGAGATAAGGAATATGCAATAAGAACTTATAAAAGGTCATGTTTATTATATGATGAAGCGTCTATAAAAAATGAGGATTTTTAGATTTATATTATATGAATATATAATATAAAATGTCTTATAATATTTTCTTTAAACTTTATAATGTTGCTACGCCAAAGAATTTACTTCAAAACGTTCCTACTATGAAAACATTTATTACTCCATTTACATATATTCATCCAAATGCAATAAATTCCGGGTTAAATCCTAATTTTCCTCCTCAAACCTTTAATGGGTCTCAACTACTTAGTCTATATAATGTTCCGGTAGTTAAAACAATATCTGGTAAACGACAAGTAAAAATAGCGATTATTATTGCGTTTACTTATCCTGGACTTTTATCAGATTTAAAGACATACTGGCAAAACGATATTAACTTTGGACCAAATTCAAATCCACCAACCGTAAATGTGTATACTATGCCGGGTGCTAAAACAAATTCGGGGTGGGCACAAGAAGAATGTTTAGATTTACAAATGGTTTGTACAGTAAATCCAAATGCGAATATCTGGGTTGTCGAAGCAAAATCAGATAGCATTACTGATTTATTAGAAGCTGTTGATTATGCAAGCAATATTATTCAGGCTGACGTACTATCTATGTCTTGGGGTATAGACGATTCTATTTCATATTCTTATTACTCTAATTATTTTAATAATACAAATGTTTGTTATTGTGCTTCTAGCGGAGACGCAAATATTGTATCTTGGCCGTCTGTTCTATCAAACTGTATTTCTGTAGGCGGAACTACATTACTTTGGACACCAAATGCACAAAAACCAAGAACTGAATTTGCATGGAATAGTGCTGGATGCGGATATGCTACAAGCGTTAGGCAACCAGAATATCAACAATCAATTCCTTCGATTTTACACACAAACAGAGCAATTCCTGATGTAAGTCTAGTAGCAAATCAAAACACGGGTGTTTATGTTGTTTACAAAGGAAAGTGGTATTCATTTGGAGGAACATCTGTGGCGACACCTTTATTCGCTGGAATTTTATCATTAGCAAATCAACAACGTTTTAATGCCGGAAAAGGTGCATTAACGACAGTTTATACTACAAATCCTACGCCTAAAAATAATGTTCAACAATTTCTTTATAAAAACATTTACCTGACTAGCAAGTACGCGAATGATTTTAATGATATTACGATTGGTTCTGATCAAGGATCGGTTGCCGGTAACTCTGCTAATTTAACAACCTATAGTACAAATAGCGGTTTCGATTTACCTACTGGACTAGGTTCTCCGAATTCCTCTAATTTATGTGCGGATTTATTAACTATTTAGAACTTTGAATATTCGTTTATAAGTTATAAAAGAGAAGTCTTTATAACTTATAATGAGTGAAAACAACACATATACTTTTCTTACACATTTTGGAAAAATAACACTTTATCAAAATGAACTCTTTATTGGAACGTCTTTTAGAGAAAATCAGTATTGGGATGAAGATACACTATGGAAACTCAAAGAATACATAGATCCAAATCGTAATATTCTAGAAATTGGTGGACATTGTGGAACTAGTACTGTAGTATATGCATCTTTTTTAAACGAAAACAAGAAATTATATGTATATGAACCACAAAAAAAGCTTTATGATTTATTAGTGAAGAATATTACTCAAAATGATTTACAAAACAAGGTATTCCCATATAATCAAGGAGTTTTCTGTTATAAAGGTCAGGGTCATATGCATGACACAGATATAGATGGTTGGGGAGGTAATGTAGCTAAGCGTTATGACGAAGAAATTTGCGATGGTTGCAATTTCGGTGGAATTGGGTTAGGAAAAAATGGGGAATCTATTGAATTAACAACAATTGATGATATGGAATTAGAAGATATAGGATTTATTCACTGTGACGCTCAAGGATCTGAAAATTTCATATTTTCCAACGGAAAAGAAACCCTTAAGAAACATCGTCCTATTATTTTTTATGAAGATATGGCTATTGAAATAGGTGTACAGGCAAAAATAATGTTTAATCATATTTGTGATATTTATCCTCAATTTAAAAATGAGAGCAAATTTGATGTGAAAAAATATTGCATGGAAGAGTTAGGTTATTCAGAATGTATTGATAGGTTTAATGGTGGAATAGATTGTTTATTGATTCCATGAGGGGAACCAAGGGTTCCCCTCTACCCACTCCTTTTGAACCCTTCCTTTTAACCTTTCTTTTGAACCTTTCTTTTTTATTCATATATATTATATGGCACCATTTTTTAAACGAGAAATAATAGATAGATTTTTAATGGAATTCACCAAATATTCAGGTTTAGAAATCCTTACAAACGAAGACGATCATGAAAGATTACAACCTATACTTCCAATAATCATGGAAAATGCTTCTGAAATATGTAGAGGGTCAATCGGTGATACCTATTTAGAAAATACCATTATGGATAATGCATTTGGTGTAGATACAATTTTTGATACAGCTATTATATTAGAACATGGAGATCCTGTGCCTATCGGATTTATTGTTGTGGAAAAAGGAGAATGCAAACGACGTGGATATGAAAATGTATGGTCTGTAAATTTAATATGTGCAAAAGAAACAAGTCGTGGTGGTAAATCTGGGCTTGGGCAAATCCTTATGGGTCTCTATTTATACACAATTTCACATAACGATTCAATACAACCAAAAACTGCTATTCTTGAATTAGCAAATGGATACATAAATGCAGGTGGGTTAGCAAGTTATATGAAATTAGGGTTTGTTGTAGATGAATCTTTATATGGAAGAAATTGTTTCGAAGATTATGGGAATTTGCCTATGGCTGTAAGAGAATTACATCCTACAAGAATAATATCTATATTAAATGGAAAAGACGCAGGATATCCAAAATTACCAATTTGTAATATTCGTGGTGATTTGCAACTCTATTTGGGATTATGTAAAAATTTATATACGTTTATAGAAAAAAATGCTGAAGAATATGTTGATTCTAAATATGAACTTGCGGATAAACGGATAATTAATTTTGATTTATTAGAAACAAAACTATATGAAGAATTTGCTAGACTTCATCATATTACTGGTAAAAAAAGGAAGAAAACAAATATTGAATATAATGATTGGTTACGTGAATACATAGTAAATATTGAAACAAATCATTCAACAATAAATACTGGTGATTTAATAGGATTCTCTTTATTAAATAAAATTGTTACTCCAGCACCGGAAAGAAAGAAAGCAGAAGTATTAGAAAAAATGGAAAGACGTTTACGTTCAGGTCTTAGAATAAGCGTAGTTGCAACACCTGTGTCCAGACAACGTTCCCATGGTGGACGTAGTAATAGTGGACGCAGTAAACGAAATAAAAAATCAAACCGACGTAAAACAAAGAAGACATAATTTTATTAATAAATGCATAATAAAATTATAATTAACGACCAACCTCAGTAATTTTCAACCAGGTTGATTTATCACTATCAATATCTAATAAATCATTACCAGAGTTAACAATTCTTAAAGAAATTTTAATGGATGTTAATGCTGAATTTGTGTATGTTCCAGAAATTGGTAACAAAGTGCCACTTCTTGTACCACCACCGGGCTGATTATTCCATTGTTGATAAGATCGCCCAACCATGGTATCGCCAACATATAAATATCCAGTATAGCTATCAGCGTTGTACCCCGTGGATGAATACACAGAGTTAAAATCAATTATAATGTTTGATTGCGAAGAAAGCGGAGTATAAGTATATTCGAATACTACTTGCTCACCCGCACCAGTAAGGACTTTAAACTGTGGATTATTAACACTTGGCTTGTAAGGCACTTGAATATTGCCTAAGATTGCTAAGTTAATAATTTGTCCAGGTAAAAAACGATGAGCAAGAACATAGCCGTCAACATTAACGTTTCCATTAACTTGTTCATCCCCTTTAACTAATAAATCACCGTCCACCTCTTCATCCCCTTTAACTAGTAAATCACCGTCTACTTCCGCATCTCCCTTAACTAATAAATTACCATCAATCGTAGAATTTCCTCTGATCTCCTCACTACCAGAAACAACAAAGTTTCTGTAAACATATAGATCATAATTACGCATAACAGGTGTAGTAAATTCTACTAAACGATTATTTGCCTGAGTAATCTTATTTGTAGCTCTTCTATCAACAAGTGCACGCATAGACATAGACATGATTAAAAAATATGTATATACTAAGACAATATATTTTTATTTTCTTGTAAAGAAAGATGTTATTTGTTGAATGTTGTTTTTTTCGTTATAGATTTTCTCTAAAACCTTATCAAACAATAGTGATTTGACTTTTACCGCACAGAATTTCTCCTTCTTCTTCATAAATATCTCTAAATCCGGAAAATCATCTTCCAATTTTTTAATATCCTTTTGATATTCTTTAATTGCGCTCATCTTACCTTGAGTACGCCATATCTTTTCGACTTCTAACCCAAAGAGTTGCAACAATGGTTTCATAATCTGGTTTGTGATGTAATGTGTGTAGTCTATTTTTAGATTATTCTCCAGAATAAACTCGGGTGTTTCCATCTTTTCACCTTGCAAAGCTTTCTTGTCATCATTTACAATAAAGACGAATTTTATACGGTCGCCAGATTTTGGTTTATTCCCTGGATCACGTTTCCCTATACGCTCTGCTAAAACATTATGTCCAATTGCCTCTGGATTTTTATAATCACTACGCAAAGCTTTTGTAATCGCTAGTTTATCCATACTTACTTTTCCAGCAATTAGATTATTTAGACAGTTTTCTAAATATTTGATAGCACTACCCATATCCGTACTTTTCATTAAAATATCCAAAACACCACCATAAACATCTTTCATATAATCACATGAATCACGCCGCTTTAAAGGGAGACCCATATATTTAAGCTTGCCCTTATTCGGATCTTCCTCATAAAGCATTCCTACATAACGCTTTTTGGAAAGCAAAATGAAAGGCATAAGTGTTTTTTCATAAGAAAGTTCCATGGGAGGTTTTAACCATTGTGTACATAGTTTTGCAGCATCTTGAGCAATTTCAATCGTCATCTCTAGAGCAGG